AATTGTAAAGGATACAAGCCAAAGGCGGGACCTTTAGTTTTAATGTTTTTATCGGGTTCTCGGGTACATACTAGGCGTGATAAAATTTGTGCCGCGAGATTTTTCTTACCGAATAATGATCCCAATGGATGTCTGTGAAAATTGATCATGGGACGTTTCCTTCCATTCTGTAGTGTTACGTCCCTGGTTTCAAATCCATCATTTAAAAGTTTCTTGGTCTTAGTTGTGATACCACCACCATAAGCTATAAGTTTGCTTGTACATGTTGAGCTAATTTCTAAAGGGCCTTGTCTTCTCGATATGTTTGGCTTCCTGAAGTTATAATTATATATCGCTCTACCCATGTTAAAAATAAAATGTGCACCTATTGCCAATGTAGATATCAGTATAGTCTTCAAGATTCTCTTCGATAATGGTTGTGATGAACGCATAGTGAAGAATGAAGCTACAGCACCAGAGATTAAAACTGCTGAATTAAATACTAATGTTTTTGCTCTTCTACATAAATATGATATGACAGTTTCTTCGTCTCCAAAAGTGGCATCGCAACGATTAAAATATTGCTGTCTCTCAATAACATCCCTAATTAATGGCAAAACGCCAACAATTGAATGAGTGTTGTAATTCTTTAGAGACGCTAATGCTTCTTGCTGTAGTTGACTTTGGTGCATATTATCAGATATGAATAGTTTAAAATGAGCGCTGAGAATAAGTGCAATTAAGACCGCATCTCCATTAAGCACATTCTCGGCGTAACCACCGTTTTCATCCCTCATTTCTTGCCAAGTTCTTGCTGCTATACTAATAGCCTTTGTTGGTGTTAATTCTACCAGAAACTTTATGAACAAGTTTTGTACCATTTTGATATCAGCTTTTACGTTTAAGAAACGATTCTTAGTTGAGTTGGTCCCAACTGCATGTAACCAAACTTCTGTATTCTCCAATGTAACTATTCCATTGGCAGTCGAAATTGATTCTGATTGGAAGAGTCCTGTAAAATATAAG